ATTGGTGCTAGGTTTCCTAGCTCGTGTTTAACTTTCAGGAGACCCCAATCTGATAATAATTTAGCGATAGCATTTCTTCTTTCGAGATCGTTATCGGATATATCAGTAGGTTTACCATCAAGTTTAAATAATTCCTTAAAATGAACAAGGTAATATTTATTTTGTTTATGAAGGATATGGCAAGACTGATAAAGTTTATTATCTTTTCGAGATGCCACACCAATCCTTGTCAATGTCTCTTTAATTTTTAGAAAATCATCAGCTTGTCCGAAAGAAATTTCTAATAATGAATCTACGTCACTCATAATATTTAATCCGTTATAAAATATTGATATTTATAAAATCAAGTTCCACCCTTGTATAAGGATTTTTTGATTTCACTGAGATGATCAATAGATAACAAATCAAGTACAGCCTTAGCCTTTTTATCAGAATAATTATAATATTCTTTTATTGCAGAAATATTATCATCCTTCGTAGATTTTAGCCATGGTGCATATCGTCTCTTCTTTTTAATCACCTTCAAATAATATTTATATTGAATATCTTTATCAAGAAAATGGAATCTATTTAACTCGTTGGCAAAAAATAAGGTATCAATATATCCAGACATGGCCTTATTAATAATAAAAGGGCTATAGTTATCTATATTCTCAATTAAATCGTTCTTCCCGAAATTGATAGAATTAAGCCAATCTGATAACTTTAATTTCATTTGAATTCACATCTAAGCATAATTTCTGTTAGAGCTGCAAGAATATTAATCTCAGGATCAGCAACAAATGCAGACTTATATTGATATTCAGCTATGATAACAACGGCTTCTGGAATAGATCCAGGTTTTAAATAATCATAGAGGGAATCATAAACCGATCTGTAGATAGCATCACTCTCATTATCAATATTATCTACAACCCATTTTCTAACATTAGTAAATTCCTTCCTCGAAAGAAACCCAACGAGTTCATTAATTCGAATTGAATTCACAGACAAAATACCAGAGTTTATTCCACCAGAACTAGAATACCTTTGAAGTTCATTAATAAGTCTTCTGAAATCTGGAAAGAATTTCATAATGAGGTGAACCAGAACCTCTTTATCATACTTAACAGATTCCGTGGTTAGTATATACTCGATACGGTCAAGAAGTTTAAGAGCTAATGCTGGTTTATTTGAGGGTGTAATTGAAAAGTCTATTACAGAACATCTGGAATGTATAGGTTCAATGAGTTTATTTTTATAGTTACATGTCAGTATAAATCTACAGTTCCTATAAAATTCCTCAAATACTCCACGAATAGCTTTTTGAGCCTCAGGCGTCATGGAATCTGCTTCATCTAGGATAATAACTTTACCCGCAGAAGAAAATGATTTAGTTGATGCGAATTGTTTTACTTTATTTCGGATTGTATCAATACCACGTTCATCCGAGGCATTAATCATTATGAAATCAGATTTAATTTCAGTACATAGTATTTTTGCTATGGTGGTTTTACCTATACCAGCAGAACCAGTCAGCATAAGGTGTGGTATTTCTTTATTTTTGATAAATCCATCAAATATATTAGAAGATGATTCCTCTAATATACATTCTGAAATTTTGGTTGGTCTATACTTTTCTACCCATAAAAAATCGTTACTCATTCACTCACCTCATAATAATATTATAAATCTATCACCATATAATATATTGCTAGGGGGATTGCTATTCCCACTATTATTGGAATTATTGGAATAGCTACCACATAATTCCATATATTAACATTCTCCGAGTTCATGGAAGTCCATCTCATCATAGTATTCCCCCTACACGGTTTGAGTTTCCATTTGTTTACCCTGTTTACCCTGTTCTTGTATTTTTCTATTTTAGTATCAGTATATTTCGGCGCTGAATATGTTCTCCCATTTGAATATCTATAGATATTGTATCCAAAGAGAAGACATACTATTATAGCTCCCCCAAATGTACCAGCACTTATTAATAATATTGTTGTGTATAATGATAACAATTAATTTTCTGTTGTCACCCAATAGGTGACATCCTCGTTTTCAAATTTAGCTATACCCTCTTTCGAAATTGATAGGGTGTAATCATTTGGAATCATTTTAAGATTTTCATACTTAAAATAAAATTCATACTCTGTAGTTGGATCAGCATTGTCAATTACCGTGAGATGTGAATTTTTATTACCATCTTTTTTATCAATGACACCAAACGTTGTGGTAATCCCATCTGATTTTAAAACAATATCCGACAACTGAAGAACAGCGGCAGACTTCACTGTATCCGATAACAGATCCTTTGGTAGTTTGATAGATACAAAAAAATCTTCAATATCGATCGTTTTGTCTGATACTGTTAAAATGTTTTTTGCAGCAAAATGGAAACGAACCACTGTATTTACTTTATCTTTCCATGAAATATCAACATAATCCTTGGAGAAGTCAATACAGGGTGATCTATATAAAGACAGAACAGAAAGGAATTCGGATAAATCATATATACCAAATTCTGGAAGATCTTCCTCGATAGTAGAATTGGCCAATATATTTTTCATTGGGGATATAGTTTTAATTGTCCCCTCACCCGAATAATAAAAATTCGAATTGATAGTCGCAAAGTTTTTTAAGACCTCTAGAGTCTTTTTTGATAAATTCATTCATTTCACCTCTTTTTAAATATAATTCAATTATATAACATTAATACATAATTGTAAACTTTATTCATGCGTGTGCCCATCAGAACTATGGGCGTTCCCCGAAGGAAAGGTCGCGCAATAGGATATGTCGGGAATATGATTCAAACACCTCTTAAAATCTGTATAATAATTCATAAACACAACAAATAATACAATATACAACAATAATTTCATAATAATCTTCCCATCGCCATTGCGCGATTAATTTCTATTTAATATCCATAGTTCTTCGTTTTTTGTTTTCTGGTATGATTTTCTCAAGGTCGATATATAACATACCATTTTCCATCTTAACTGATGATATTTCTATATTTTCTGAAACTTTAAAAACTCTTTCAAATTTACGTTTCGATATACCACGATGGAGATATTCCACAGATTTCTCATTGTTTTTTAATTCTGGTTGATCTTTAGATTTAATGATAACATTTGAATCATAATATTCAACCTGAATTTCATCTTTAGCGAAACCAGCGAGTGCCAGTTCGATAACATATATATCATCGGATTTTTCTACGATATTATATGGAGGATATTTGGGTTGATTTAGATTGGAAATGTTTTCAAGTTCATGAAAAACCTTATCCATCCCAACAGAGAATTGGTTGTAGGGAAATCCTAAAAGTGGTCTAGTAAATTCGTTTAACATAGTAGCTCCTTATTAAGCAAGTTGTAATGACCAATATTGGTCGGCGTAATCCCTTTCGGCAATTACAGTATTATTTATAACACTTACACAAACCTATATGTAAATGTTAATAATAAATACATCATTAATAACACCATGAAAACAAATGTTAATAATAAATTTCTCATATATCTTCTGTTCCTATTCCATGTCGGTAATTCTCAACCCTTTTGGATGACATCAGACCCATATTTCTCGAGTCTGAATGTTTCCGTCTTCCTTGGTTATTGCCAAGCCATCTTAGATCCGTGCAAAGGGTACATCTTACATTGCGTCTTGCTTTTTTTCTTTTATAATTCAAATTCAATCCTTTATGTTAATGATACATCATCATAATAATCTGATTTTTCAGCTGTTTCTTCCAGGGAAGTATTATTTTCTCTTTCAATATTAGCTGAAGCATCGAACTTGGTATATAACTCTTTGAAAGTATTTTTAGTATCTTCATCAAAACGTGAGATAGCTAAATCAATTGATTTCATACGATCACCGAAAATAGCGAAGGTTTGAACAATGTGAGCTAAACGACGGGTTGAAATAACATCATCAACACCTTCATCATAAAAGGTTTTACGAATACCGTCTGCCCATGAGACTAGAAGTTTAGCAAATTCTTCATCAACTGAACCAAAGACTCTCATGTGATTCATAATGATTTTCTCTTCTGTTGCCGCTGGAGCAAAAGGTTGTTCAATAGTAATGGAAAATCTCTCTAGAAATGCCTCATCGATGATAGTAGCGGCTGAGAATTTACCAGACTCTGAACCTTGACCCTTGGTATTAGCAGTAGCAATAACATTGAAACCTGGTTTAGGTTCAATAAGTTCACCAGTCTTTTTAATAACAATTGGTTTACCTTCTAAAACACCTTGAAGAGCCATGATCTTATTAGAACCACGATCGATTTCATCAATCAGGAGGACTGCGCCAAGTTCCATGGCTTTAACAATAGGTCCTTTCTCAAAAACTGTTTCACCATCAACGAGACGAAAACCACCAATTAAATCATCTTGATCCGTTTCTGGTGAGATCTGAACACGAATGAACTCACGTTTAGCATTAGCAGCAGCTTGTTCTACCATCATTGTTTTACCATTACCAGATAAACCAGTAACGAAGATAGGGTAGAAAAATTCGGTTTTAATAATTTTAAGAACATCTCTATAAGCACCCCATTTAACGAAGTTAGGATCAATCTGCGGTACATAAGATGATTTAAATTCATCAACAAAAACCGTTTTTCTTACCTCACGAACTAAGGTTTTCTCAACAATGTTATCCATTTCCTTTCTTTCTTGAAGAGGAAGCGGAATAATAACACCAGATATGTCATATGTACCGCGGGAAACTCTGAGAATCTCATTCGTAGTAGGACCCATATTTTTATAACCAGAAGCTATAGCGGCATCATTTAGTTCGGACGAAGAATAAATGGTTTTATTCGGGTCCTGAGATTGTAGATAATCAACAATCTTTTGTAATTTCTTCATAATATAGTACCTCTTTATCAATTTATAGTTACATTATATCATATCCTCCCAATGTTGTAAACACTTATTTTCATTTATTTTCATTTATTTTCATTTATTTTCATTTATTTTCACATATTACTCATATCTGTTCGGTATGTTGATGGATGTACATCATCTACTTCATCTATCCGAGGATAACTATTCCTAGGATGTACATCCTC